TCTTAATTCTTGATAATTCCGGATTGCCTTTAACTACATTTTGTGGATTCTGCATGTTCTGGCCAAGCTGTGGATTCTTTGCCATAAATGCATCATACTCTGCTTTTGAAACAGGTTTACCATTTACTTTGAAAGATGAAGTGTTAGTACCGCCTTGTGGCATGTTTGCCTTCATCTGTGCCATTCTATCCTGTTGGCTTTTCATCATAGCAGCGGGATCTAAGTTTGGCATTTTAGATTTCATAGCACCCATTTGTTGTTGCATCATAGCCTGCGGATCCATCATAGGAAACTGTTCATCTAATCCTGCAAGTTGTCGTAGGCGATTTGATTCATAAACATGAGATAGTTCGCTGATAACTTTGTGGGCTATGTGGGCTGCGTCTTCGCCGAATTGTTTTTCAACTGCTAATAGTACGCCAGTTTCACCTTTAGGGAAATTTCCAGTAGTTTCGTCGTACATTGATTTAACAAACTCAACTACTTCATTTTGTTTGCCAGTGCCTTCGAAAAACTCTTCAACATCCATTCCGGCTTTAGTAATTGCTTCACCTAATGACATTTCGCCAGACCCAAAGTTAACCATAGTCTCAGCAGTTGCACCAGCTTTCTTTGCTTTAGCAATGGCAGCAGCCATACCTTTCTTGGCAGCGTGGCGAGCAGGATTTTTTACAGTATTGCCAAACTGATCTTTGTTGTCGCCTGGCTTTTTGTAAGGACCGTCAAACGGTGGATCTTCTTTTTCTTCTGCCACTGGAGCAGCAGCTGGAGGTGCTTCTGGAGCAGGAGGTGCTTCTGGAGCAGGTTCAGCCGGAGCAGGCTCAGTAGGTGCAGGTGTAGTTGAATCAAAATTGATCTTACTAGCAATGTCTGTACCATTTTCTTCGTCGTGTTTTTCTAGGTAACTCTTTAGAAATTCTCTAATGTCCATTTCTGGATTTACCTTACCTAGTTGTTTAATTGCATCAGTAAATTCTTGATCATCAATAACACCTTGCAAACTCTGGATAGCATTGGTACCATCTACGCCTGCTGGGAATTCTTGTGCAATTAGTTGATTTAATGTTTGTATAGATGCGCTTTGACTTTCTTCATCAGTGTTAAACAAATTACTTTCTTCACTGACTAGATTATTTAAGAATGCTTCAAATTGATCTTCTTCTGGTAAGTTTGGCTCGTGATGTTTTCCTTTGCTTCTTTCGATATCACCTTTTAGATCAGCTATCGTATTTTTTGTCAGCATTCCTCTTCGTTTGCCCGTTGCCGCTACTGTGATATCTCCATATCTTCCATCTGTATTAGAAGTTCGATATCGTAATTGGTCACCGCTACCTGAAATCAAATCTGCCAGCGTGTTCTTGTCGCCCATTGGAACTTTTTCCCCACGATCATTTTGACGGTATAGGTTGTCTTTATATTCAGGGTCGCGCCACTTTGCGCCTTCATCCATTTCGTCTTCACCTAATAAATCATCGGCTGTTAATTCTTTAACTACATCAACTTCTTCACCTACTAGTTTGTATATGTATGGGAATACATTCTTTAATTCTTCATTGAAACTGCGAATAGTCAAACGATCAATCCAATCATTAACCACATCTTCTGGAATCTCTTGTGCTTCATTTACTACAAATGATTCTGCAAATGATTCGTAATAGCTTTGATTTTGTAGGCTACGGATTTCTTTCTTAACTTGATCAATACGCTCGTATACTTTAGTTTGGATATTGCCCATTGCTTCGCTGACCATAGAGTTACGATCGACATAACCTTTAAACATACGTAATTTGTTTAATTCTTCGCTTAGGCCGGTAATGTGTTGACCAATGCCATCATAAGGTGTACCGCCGTGTGCCACATGAGTAGCTAGAGCGCGAGCACCATTTAAGTGTTTAACTGGATATTTAAAACGTTCACCTTGACTATTCTCAACGTGAATGCTTTCAATGTGCAGTGTGCGACCAGCAGCATGAGCATAATTTACAGGTTGGGTATGTCTAACAATTAGTTTAGCTTCGCCCATCTGTTGATAACTAGTTTTAGATGTGCCCCATAGTTTACTTTCAGTCATACTACCTTCTCCGTTATTATTGGCTAAATGTTGATAATCTCTTTTATCTAAATTACTCTTTGAAATGTCTCTGATAGAAAATTTCATTAATCTGCTGCTGGCAAAATCACTTAATGATTCTAAAAAACGATACCATTGACGTTTTACGCCAGTAGGTTGATCGTCAACAATCCCAGTAGTAAACATAACTACTAGTCCGTCATTTTCAGTATCGTCATCATCTCCACTAGATTCACTAATGTTGATAGTTATTGTGCCTAAATTCTTTCCGTTTTTAATAAAATCAAATTCAAAAAAACGTGCGTCTGACGGTCTGTCAGTTACGTCACTGTTTTCATCGCCGAGTTTAATCTTTGGGAATTGTGTACGAATTTTCCCAAATAGTTCTTTTGCAATAGGTGCGAGGTTCTTTTCCATATTGCTAATATTTATCAAAGATTAGATGAAACAAATATAGGCATTGGCAATTCAAAATCGTCATCATAACCGTCGCCACTGCTAAATGATTCAAATACTCTAGAATCCCAGTCTGATAATACTTGGCTCATACGTACAATTAATAACAATGCGCTAACCAAGTCGTCGTCTTCTCCTACTTTTGCCTTGAATGTGACACCTGATGCAATAAATGCTTTAAGTTCAGTAATTAAAGGCTTACTGTTAATCTTCATCTTGTTAGACTCTATTAGATATTTTAAACGTGCAGCAGCTGAAATTTTAGTTTTATGTGTAGTATTAAATCCCTTGCGGAACTTGCGCACATGTCCTTTACGTATAGGTTCACTGACAAACAATCCAGCAAATTGATCTTCTCCTATGTCGTTTATGCAGATAAGTCCAGCTTCACCAATACTGTTGTTTTCAATTGACCAATAAATGTTACTGGCATTTTCTTCACCTATTGTATCTTTAATATATTTGAGTATTTCTTTTAATACACGTATCTGTCCTTGTATTGGGGTTAAATTATGATGCCATTCTGCTACCTGCGTAAAACTAGGTAACTCAAACACCTGTATACCTGCAGAGTTTCCTCCTGTTCCCAGGCTAGGATCTAAACTAACTGCATAGATGTTATCTTTGTTTGGTTCTTTATACCAACGTGTTTGGCCCATCTGCATTAGAGGTTTAGCACCTTCCATTCCAGCAAGATGAATACTGTTGATCAGTGTTTCGTCGTAGACTAAGAACTCGCAGTTGTATTCACGACGAAAACGTTCTTCGCCAATGCGGCCACGTTCAGTTGTTGCCCATACGTCATCGCGGTCTGGATGTTCGCTCCATGCACAGGTAAAAGGAAAGAATCCGTTAACGCCTATTTCTTGTTCGTTGCCAAACTCGTCAAATTTCTTATTAGCTTCTTTCCATATGATAGCAAATGTATCTTCATCACTGTTAGGTGTTGATGTTAGAATTGCTCTACCACCAGTTGCTAGTGTCGGGGAAATTGAAGTCCAAAATTCGTCTGCGATGTTTGGAGGTACGAAAGCAAACTCGTCACAGTATAGTAGGGAAATAGACATACCACGACCTGTGTTGCCAGTAGTAGTTGTAGAGACAATACGTGATCCATTATCAAATTCAATACTCCCTTTGTTATAGTTTACTACCCCTGAACGTATATGGTCAGGACATAATTCATAAGCGTAACGAATACGTTGCATAATTTCCTGCGAGCCTGTAAATTTGTGCGCTGAAATAAGAATAGTTTGATCAGGATGGAACATGGCAAACCATAATAGGTATCCTGCCGCACAGGTAGTTTTACCCATCTGACGCGGTAACATGTTTACATTAAACCTGTGATTATGATATGCATCTAATAGTCTTGTTTGAAACTCAAATGGTTGAAACAGCATTTTACCTTTGACCGGATGCTGAATGTAAAAATAGTTCTTACAGAAATAATGATATCCAGTATTAGGATCTGAACATGCGATTAAATCTTCAATGTGTCGTTCAGTGAAGGTTTCTCGTGTATGCGCTTTTTTGGTTAAGACGCCATCTAATGATTTTGTTGCCATCTGTTATTTACAATAAAAAAGAGGCCACCAGGGCCTCTTTGAGTAGCTTATAGCTGATTAACGACTTTTTACTTCTTGATACAAGGAGCTAAGTCTTGGAATTAACCCTTCAGCAGCCATTGCGTAAGGATTACCGCCGCCATTTACTTTAGGTCTTTCATTTCCGCCATGGCTTGAAATGTCGTTACCTGTTGGAAACGCAGCGCCTACTGGTGCGGTTTGCGGATTAGGAGTTGTACTAGCTTGATCAAAGCCGCCACCTTCTGTTTCGTCCATGCCAATTAACGGCATTTCACTGTCACCTTTATCGCCCGCCATCTTGTCAATGATTACGCCCATTTCATCGTCCATGCCATTGCTGCCGTCCTCAGGTCCATCTTCAAGATCTCGTAGTAAGTTCATTAAGTCACGGATGCCTCCAGCACCACTGCCGTTCATGCTGATGTTCATAGTGACATTATCTTGTTGCTTAGGAGAGCTCATTGATGGCATATCCATACCGCATTCGTCAACTAATTCTTCATCAACTTTCTTATCACGCAGAGCTTTTAGATCATCAGCTTCAATGTCGCCATCTTTATCTTGATCTAATTTCTTCTGACCGCCTTTTAATTCTTCTGCAACAGGAGCGTCAAGCTCTCTCATTTTCTGGAATAGTTCGTTAAAGTTCATAATTATTTTCCTTTAGCAGAACCAATTGGACTTTTGCCAGCAACAGGTTTAGCTTGTTCTTGTGGTTTTTCTTTAGGGGCTTTCTTTGCTAGGATAGCATCATTCACACCTTTATATTGTGTAGACTCTTTTCTTATCTTAGCAAGATCTTTTAAGAAGTTGCTAACACCTTTGTCGCCTACTGTGTTTTGATTATTTTCTTTTTGATAGTCTTGTGTTAACAATGCCTTGTTATCACTTTCTAAATTTTCAATATTTAATTCTGCTTCTGCATCTTCTAATGGACTACGTACTTTGATACGTTCTGCAGTTAGCCCAGTTTGTTCTAACATGTAACTTGTTAACACAGCACTGGTAGTTGGATACTCTAGTTCAACATCAAAGATGCTGACTTGTGCATTTTCCATAGTAGGAAAATCACGAAGTTTGGCTTGAATAGGTGTAGTTTTAGTTTTTGCAAACTTAGCTACTTGATATTTTTGCAAAGCTGTTTCCATGACATCTTCGCAGTTTTCTGGAAGGTCACCGGCAATTTTAATTTTAAAAGAGTATTTTTTCTCTTCTTTGCTTTCTAATAGGTATTCTGTAAACGATTTCATAAAGGTAATCCCAATGTATTATTTATTCATATTTTTTAGTTTTTCTAACAAACTATTGCGATCTGATACAATAACTCCAGAGCCAGTAACATCTACTCCTTGATCTCCTGCATTAGCATCGTAATCTAATTTTTGCTTCTTAAGTTGTAATTCAATCATCTTAAGTTTCTTATCAATTTTAGCTGCTTTAGCATCAATAGCATTCTTCAACATGCCGCCTGCTACTTCAAAGATACGTCCACTGTATCGTGCTTCTACATTCATACCTAAATCCATTAAGTCGTCATAAGCATCTGTGGCTCGCTGTGCTAGTGCATCAAATTCTTCATCGCTAGCATCCCCAAGTCCTTTAACTGCAGGTAGTGCAGCCGCAATCTTGTCAAACTCACTCATGTCACGTAGAAATGGTTGTGCAATTTCTGCTGCCATTTCCTTCTCAGCTTTTTTGATAGTCTTTTTGCTTTCAGGCAAATTTAAGATTTCTTCAAGTTTTTTCATAATAATACTTATCGTTTTCCGCCACGGTGGAATAACTCTTGTTCAGTAAGTATTCTAAACTTGATACCTTGTCTAGCACACCATTCGTATGCTGCTCGCCATTTTATTTGATTCTTTGCGTACTGTAGTTGGTTGTTGCGATTTTTACCAACCTTTTCTTGCAGTGTTTGATTTTGTGGTTTAACTTCAATTAGTTCAACTTGCATTTGCCCTTTAGCATCTGCATATTGTATAAAAAAGTCAGGTACATACACTGTGCCACGTCCGGTAAAGGGATCTTTATAGGGAATTTTAACAGCTTCACTGGCCCATTTTAGTATACGAGTATCAGTGTCACAGAAACGCATGAATTGCCATTCCCATGAGCTACGATATGTTGGGGGTCTATTTCCTACATATTTGTCTGGGTTGACTACTGTGTATTTTCCCTGTGCAAAACGACTCATTGCCTAATGTTTCTGCTTTCAGTAGTTTCTTCTACTGTGGTCAATTTAAATCCCAGTGCTGAACTGCGATCTCTGTAGACGTTTAAAACTTCTGTAACTACTTGACTTAGTTGTGCATCAGTTAGACCTTTAATAG